CTATTCGCTAAAAGCACTAAAGTTATTGTTATTCATCAAACTGAAGCACTAAAGAAAAAGTATTTCTTACTTGAGTACGAAAATAATGGTGTACCTAGTGGCATAAGTGACACAAGAGCGGAATTTTTTGCATTTAACCTTGATTTAAGAGATAGAATAGTTTTTATAAGAGCAGAGTTCTTAAGGGTTAAAGCAAGGAGATACTGGAGAGTTGGAGAGATAAAAGTGAAGGATGGAATCAAGTATGTTAAGATGCCAACAGAAGAACTAATCAGGTGGTACTAACAATATATTAATAATATATTGTAATTTTGATACATGGCCTACATATCTGCAAGTGATTTAACAAAGATGATGATGGATTATCTAAAGGATAATGGCAATGAAGTATGGAGGAATAATAACCTTGCAGTTAGAGGAAGAGCATTCATAGGAAGGAAAGGAGTTCCTGACATTATTGGTTATTGTAAAAAGTATGGTCACTTTGTTTGCTGCGAGATTAAGGCCATAGGTGACAGACTCTCTTCGGATCAAATGGTTTTTTTAGAGGAGTTAGCTATGGCAGGAGGAACTGCAATGTTATGTCAGCAGATTAGAGATGAATCAATAATAGTTAAAATATATAATCAAGATGGCGAAAGTCAAGACTGGGAGTTCATCAAAAGTGAGCTTCGGCTCAAGGAAACGAGGTAGAGCAAAGAAATCATTTAATAAACATACTGCCAAGCCAAAAGATTACAGAGGCCAAGGCAGATAAAACAAAGTAAAATGGAAAAGATAGAAATAGAAAATAAGATAGAAAAGGCACCTAAGACAGTTAAGAAAGCAAAGGATGAGTTTACACAAGAAACCTATGATTTTTTGCATCAGGTGTTGGTAGATTTTGCAATAGATACAAAGCATAGACCTCAGCTTAAAGTAATCTTACAGAACTCTAAGGCAGAACCAAAGAATAACAGTAGTATTTAATAACCAAAATATATAACATGGCAGCAGGTAAAGAAAAGATTTTCCTAGGAAGGTCACAAACATTAAAAACGGCATTTGGGGAGTTTAAAAAAGTAGCATTCGGCCCTGATGACTTAAAGAAGATGAATGAGTTTGCAGCAACTAATAATGGTTGGGCTAACATTCTAATCAAAGAAAAGAAAGGAGCTACTCCAGGTGAAGCAGGATTCTATATTGAACTTGATACTTGGATTAAGGATGGTGCACCAAAGAAAGATTTACCATTTTAATTAATGATTATGAAAACAAATTACAAAGATGTAGTGGTTAATTTACTAATTTTGCTCGTAGGAGTTTATCTACCATTTGCATTTATCGTGAATGAGTTTAATCCTCTTGCTTGGAATTGGTTTAGTAGATCATTATATGTACTTACTTTAGTAGGTTTAATTACTTACGCTATAAAGGAGTATAAACAAAAATAGTTTTGTGTGTTTTTTTGAAATAAAGGTAAGCTCTGTCGTTTCTACGATGGAGCTTTTTTATACTAAAAACCCCCCAGATTTTACCTGAGGGGAAACCAAAACACCACCAACTATGAGAGAGCTTCTTATGTTTGCCTATTTGTTTTATCGTAGAATCTAGTTAACACCGTTCCGTATAAAGCCTCTTGATATCTCTTAATAAAAGAGTCTGAGCTCTCATCTATGTAGAAGTAGTCCTGTGATTGCATATATACATAGCACTTATCTTTATCCTCTTCATCATCTGTAACGGATTCAACCAAATGGATATTTATCCAAGCATCTGATGGCTCTGTGCCATCACCATACTCGTAGCTATCATCTTCCGTTAATTGTGTTATTTGAAGTAACATTTAATATGCTATGTTTTATTATTGTTAACCTAAGCTTTTGAACTATTAAATTCAATCTTACTTCTAACTCATCCCTTTTTTTCATCAACTCATCGATTTCTAGCTCCGCTTTAGTTTTCATACAAATTTACGCTTTAATTATTATAGAAATAAAAAGTGCACACATCATTGATTATCAATGAAATATACACTTATGTTATAACGGATTTAACCTACTTTTTGCTTGGAAGCCTTACTATCTTGCTTCCTAATGGCATGGGTACAAATATAGCAATTCTACCGCCATCTAAAACAACTCCACAACCTAGTGTAGGTCGTTTGGGGAAAGGTCGTGAATACTCCATTGCATAGGCATTAATATCTATGCCACAACCCACATTCATACCGAATATCATATCCTTATCACTTGAGGAGTACAAAACTCCCCCAAAGGAGTGAATATGACCTATTACAGTTGATTGTCTTGCATCTCTTGCTCTATTGATTGCACCTGCTTGTCCTGATGATCCTGTACCATGGGTATATAGAACACCATCTATTTCCCATTCTAAGCTCCATTTCCAGCCTCTAGGAGCTTCCCAAGCATCTTCATAGGACTTAATAAATCTCTCTGGTAATCCGTTCGCTAATGCCTTTCTTTTGTGTAGGGCACTATGGTTACCTATACATACTTTTACATTAGGGAAACGCTTGTACCAAATATTTAATTGTTGCATAGCCATAATAGCCTCCTTAGAAGCAGATTCCCCATTAGGGTTATGCTCATGGAAGCTAATCGCATGATTGTCCACTTCATCTCCTATGTGGACTATTTCTGTACATTGAAACTTGTTGAATACCTCATAACAAAAGTCGAGGTACTTAGGATGGCAGAAAGGAAAATGGGTATCGCCTATGACACCCACATTTTTGGTTTTGCTCATATTGGTTTTGTTTGGTTAGTAAGTCGAGTAAGTAGTCTTGCCATCTACTTTGGTTGCTCTCAAGGTTTGTTTCCTATTCGCATTTAGCCTATAACCAACATGAACCCATCCAAAGTCAAATTCATTTATTAACTGGTCGTATTCTAAATTATCCTTTATAAATTCAAATATCATTTTATTAGTAACTCCGCTAGATGAACCATCCATGTCAAGGTCAAGTGCACGGCCCTTGCTATGATCCGATGACCTGCTTCCACCTATGTAAACATTAAGTGCCTCTGACCTGTACCCACTAGAAATTAAAATAGGAACTCCGAAGTGTTCCCTGATTGGCTCAAATACTTTTTCTGCTATTACCTTTAGGTTTTCGTAGTGTTCTGGAGTAGGCATATTGATTATACCCTCTCTCTTTGCGGACTCTGAACGAGTGACTTCTGCTAAATCTAAATGTTTAGATAGTTTCATTTCTTACTTTTTATAATCTTCGTTTTAACGAAGTTATATATTTGTAACGACAACCATATTATGGATAAAATGTTAACAGATATTTGAGTATAAGGACTAACCTTTACTAAATCTATAAAGGATAGCCATGATATAGCGGTTGAAGCTAAACCAACTGAAGAAAGTTCAGTAGAACCAGTTATATTATGCATTAGGCTTTTTTTCAAAGATTTGATTAATTGTTGATAACCCAAGTGCAATACCTGAGAATGTTAATAGGCCATTAAATGACCACTCCTTAATATCGTACTTAATAGATAGGTAAGCTAACACCACACCATTCACTAAAGCAAATATTCCTGCTACTCTTTTAGAGGATACCTCTTTATCTTCTGACACCATTTTCCTAAAGAAATTCATTTTTTACTTATTTTAAAGTAGATACTACCAGAGTATCCTATATTATAATTTTTACTAATATCTACGCTAAGGCCTATTATAGCCTTATTTTTGACACTTAACATCAAGGAAGGACTTAGTACTTCCAAGCCTACAAGTGGTCTGTATGAGCCTCTAATGCCCCAATAAAGGGTATTAGTCGGTTTACTAGCGTAGAACTCTCTTACAACGATGGTTTTTTGGGTTATATCTGCCTTAAATCCTCTACTGATGATCTTATTTTGGCTGATAGTATCATCTATTACAAAGATATTAGAATCTTTCTTAATAGTGTCGGAATACGCATAAATGCGGTTATAATCGGATATTATGCGTATCGTGTCATGAACAAGTACTTTTATAGAGTCAATGACATAGAATGGTATATCCTCCCCTTTTTTGTACCGATTTATGTACGCTTTTGAGTACAGAGTATCATGGATTACCTGCACCTTCTTAAACTTGGAGGTATCGAATCCACTTGTAACCCTAGGTAAATACGAAGGTTTAACTAAAAAATATAGCCACAATACGAGTAGTACTATGGCTATGAACAAAATATTGTTCTTAATGAACTTCATTATAACTCTTCCTCTTCTTCTTTAACGAAAGTAATACCAGTAGTCCAATTTTCTAGGAATGTAAAATTTTCAAGACCATTAGGATTTAAAACCTCAATAGCTTTAAAATCAAACTCCTTCTCCCCTAGTTCTTTAACTTGAGCAGTTAGTTTTTTGATACTTTCTTTAGTAAACTTGTAACCATTTTTTTCATCCAATAATAAAATGTCATTAGAATCGGTTGATGCGTTATCAAGGCGGAGTTCTTCAACTTGGGCTTGATAGCTTTCGTGGTAGGATTTGACTTTTTCATAAATCTTTACGAGTTTTTTTTGTGTCTTACTTTCAGCGTTTCCGATTACTGCGTTAATAGATGCTACTAACACATTTAGTTTGTTGTATTGCATATTGGTTATTTTAGCAAATATAAGATTAAATACTATTTATTTATTAATTGTTTAAGTTGTTCAATTTCTATTTTAAGTTCTTGAACTGATTTTACTAATAATCCTGTTAATTGTGAATAATCTACACCTTGATATATTGGATTACCATCTTTATCAATAGCATCTTTTTTACCCGTTACTGCTTGTGGTAAATATTCTTGTAATTCGTGTGCAATAAAACCAATAGATTTATTTTCTGCATCACCTATTCTAAATTCTTTAGGTTTAATATTATTAATAATATTTAAGGCATTAAAATCAGATATTTCAGTTTTTAATCTATAATCGGATGTTGTGTTATAAACTGTTATACCTGCACCTCTATTAAAAGTAACAGAACCCCTTGCAGTAATAGATGTTTCAGTTACAAATTCAATAAATAAATTATCACCTGTTGTTCCATTATTCCAAAATTTAGCAGCCCAACCATTTGTACTGCCACCCGTATATTGTGCTATAATAGCAGTATTAGTAGCACTTGTAACGGCTAATCTTTCAGTTGATTGCAAAGCAGTAGTAGTTCCTATTAATACATTGCCTGCTGATGTTAATGCTAAAGCAGTTGTACCATTATTTACTTGAAGATTAATTCCACTAAATCCTCTAACATAAAGATTATCATCAGTTGACATTCCAAGTATAAGACCTAAAGTTCCTGCTACATTTTTTTGTCTTATAAAATCATTATTTTGAAAATCTAAAGCATAACTAAATGTACCACTTGTTAAATCTAAAGCAGTAGTTGCAGTTCCGTTAAGTATTAAATTAGCGGCAGTAACACTATAATTAAATGTTGCAACTCCTGTTGTAGCAATATTTAAAAATGAACTTGAACCATTTGTTATTTGAAATACATTTTGTTGACTTATATTTAAACCAATTTCAAAAGTACTACTTGTACCAACATTATCTAAACCAACAAATCTTAATGAACTATAACCTGAATTAGATGTGCCTTGAATTTGTGGTCTAATACTTGCACCCGATAAATGTAGAATTTGAGATGGACTTGCAGTTCCAATTCCTAATCTATTATTAGTATCATCCCAAAAGAATTGAGCATTGTCTTGTGTAATCTTACCAACACTATTTGCAAACATTACACTTCCTGTTGTTAAGGAAGCAGTACTTTGAGCAGTTAAATATCCCTCTACATTAAAATCCCAAGTTTGACTAGATGCAGTTGATGGGTATCTAAAAGTATTTATTTGACCATCTGCTTTTCTAACCATTAGGCTATAACTATCAAAAAATAATTGACTATAACTTGCTAAAGCACTTGGTGCAGTTCCACCACTTGAAGTGTTTTTAAATCCTGCTGAACCATCAGTCCTAATATATGAACTTAAAAAAGCACTTGTTGCTCCAAATGTTCCATTAACATCAAGCAAATACGCAGGTGAAGTTTGATTAATTCCTACTAAACCTGAACTTGTTGCATAAAATACTTCAAAGCTGGTTCCTGCACTATTAAAAGTTCTTATTCCAAAATCAGTTTGGTAATTCGCACCATATCCCTTTGCCTCTAAATAAACAGGTGTACTTCCGCCACTTGTTATAATTAATTGTCTTGGTGTTCCTACTCCTGTATCGCCTCTAAATATAGCATTACCCGCCACATTCATTGCCGTTCCACTTGATACATTAATATTTAAAGCACCTGTTAAAGTTCCCCCTGTTAATGGTAAAGCGTATGAATTATAGTTGCTTGAATCTAAAACAGTATTGCTATTGTTTGTTAACGATGTAGAAGTTATATTAATTGCAGCAGCACTATATATAAATAAACCTCCTGAACCATTATCTTTTATGTATTGACCATTTGCATACAAAAGCCCAACAGGTTGAGCAAAACCTAAATTCCCTGTAAGCGTTCCCCCTGCTAATGGTAAGTAAGTTGAAGCTGCTGCACTTGTTGTTAAGTAAGTTGAACTATCAACCGAGCCATCTGCTTTTAAGAATTGACTTGATGTTCCACTTGTTTTTACAAATGATGTCGCAGTAACCGATGAACTAAATATAGATGCTCCTCCTGATGCTATTGTTAGATTTACTGTACTACCATCACCTGCATAAAAACCTAATTCTTCAACACTACCACCAAAAACTATTTTTGCTCTATTTGCACCTGCTTCATTTTTAAATTGTAGAGTAGTAGTCGCACCACCTGATGCTCTTTGTATATTTAAAGTTCCATTTGCCGTTACACTTGAACTAAAACTTGCACTTGTTCCACCCAATGCACCTGTAAGCGTTCCTCCAGCTAAAGGCAGATACGCACCTAAATCAGTTGTAAGTGCCAATGTTCCTGTTGCATTAGGGAAAGTAAAAGTATATCCTGTTGCAGATGGTAAAGTAAAATTATTACTAATACCCAAATCGTTTGTGAATCTAACCCCATTAAGTGAACCACCAAAATTCATATATCCTGTTGTAGAACCACTTGAACCATTTTGTAAGAATATACCTCCGTTGTTTTTAGTAGCATCCGAGAAAGTTTTTGTTCCTGCTATTGTTTGAGTACCTGTTGTAATCAATCCCCTTGCAGTTGCACTCGCATCAGGAATGTTAAAAGTATGCGTAGCAGTTGCACTTGAAATATTGAAATCCGTTCCACTCGTTCCTGTTTGAAAATATTGCACTTGAGCAGTCAAACCATTTAATGCAGTAATACCTGTACTAAAAGTTGTTATAATTTGACACAAATGACCATCTTGAGTATGAATAGTTGTAGTCTTACCACCGCTATTCGTAGCATATAATTTAACCGCCAACCTATCCGTTAAAGTTAAACTTGTAGCAGGAACTGCCATTGCAAATGTGTAAAGATTCAAAGCAGTACCATCGTATATAATCTCATTAGAACTTGTAGCAATCAAAGTAAAAGTAGTTCCATCGTACTTATAAAGTTCAGCATACATCTGCGGAGTACCACCATTAGAACTCATTGAAGCATAAATCTCATAGTTCCAATTTCCTGCTGGAATGTTTAATTGTGCAGGATCATTAGCATCCGTTAAGAAAGCTACTATAAAACCATCTCCTGATTTAGCGAAATCAACCCCTGTTCCTATCACCGCAGTTTTACTCATTTCGTAATAAGTAGTACCACCGATAGTGCCTTGACTTGTTCCTCCGTTAAGATAATACGAAACCGAAGAACCGCCACCGCCACTTGAAGGGAAATCTGCTAAAGTACCATCTCCCCTTATATATTGTGAAGCAACACCTGCTCCTGTTACTGCAATCGTTCCATTAGCCGTTAAGGGGCTATTTGCGACACTAAAAGCACTTGGCATAGATAAACCTATGGAAGTGATTAATGTAGGGAAGGTTGTTAAGTTTCCTGCTCCGTTTACATATTGTAAATTAGTTCCGTTAAATCCTATGTTAATAGTTCCGCTTGTAGTAATTGGTGAGCCTGTAATATTTAAAGAATCTCCTGATTCAGTAACCGCTACACTCGTAACTGTTCCTGTTGCTCCTGAAGCCCTTTGCCAAATAGAACCGCTATAAATAACTTGATCTCCCACAAAGAAAGCTATCGCACCAGCACCGAAGTTAACTGTTCCTGCAACATTACATAAGTAAACATCTCCTTGGTTTCCTGTGCCATTTACAAGGGTTGGTGTGTTAGTAGCAGCGTTCCAAGTTCCTTTGTACTCCATAACAGAGTTAGGTAATTGACTTACTAATATCTTACCATTGACATCAAGTTGCGGAATACCTAAAGAGCCATCAATATTTAATGAGCTTACCACCCCTGTAGTACCTACTAAAACACCTGTAAGACTTTTAACCTTTGTTTCCCCTGTTATTTGTATTTGACTGCTCATCTATATTAAGTTAATTTATTATGCGAAAATAGCCCTTATAAACTCATCTGATTCAAGTGCCCTTGCTGTTGCAAAGGTAATAACTCCTGTGGCACTATTAAAGGTAACATTTTCACCTGTTGGAGTACCGCTTGTATTGATGGTTCTAACCTCTACACCACCTCTTGTAACCGATATACAAGTAGATCCGATTGCAGCTAAGAATGTAACACTTGTTTCACCACCTGCTGCCGTATAAGAATAACTATTCATTGTTGATACTGTTAATGATGTACCTCCACTTATAACTTGAGTTCCTGTTATTGAATAAGCACCTGTTCCTTGTAAACTAGCTGAATAAGATGAAGCGTTCTCCATTGGGCCATTAATGTCTAAAGAAACTATGTTACAAGTTCCTGCAATAACAGAATAGCCATAGGTATCACTTCCATCAGCGTTATCGTTATCTATTGAGAATCTAACCTCTATTGACTCTTTGTTTTGAAGCTTACTCAATAAAGACAAATAAGAGTAACCTGATAAGGCAATTAAGCCATCTACACTTACATCCCAATTTATTTGAGAACCTATGTACTCTTTATAAGAGCCTGTTGCTAAAGTGGTGATTTCTACTTGATCTACAGAAGTGCTAAAAGTACAATTAGTTGAAGCTCCAAACGGAGTTCCTAATGGTATAGTTGTAGTTACTTGTGCTGGATTGGTAGATTGGGTAAAAAGAGTAATTTGGTTAGTAGTTGTACCTGCGTAAATAACCTTAATTAGAAGCCTATCTGTGGCAGCTATAGTCGTTTGAGTGACTGTCATTGCCGTAGAATATAAGGTCTTTGGTAGGGCTGTAAGAGTGGTTGCTGCCGATGTAAACAATAAGGTAGCAATACTACCATTATATTTATATAATTGATACTGAACTTGAGCACCTGCAAAGGCAGTTAAAATAGAATAATAAGCACTAAAAGTCCAAGTACCTGATGGTATAGTTGTAACACCAGGATCAAGAGCATCCGTAATAAACGAAGCTATTGTACCTGCTCCTGTTTTAGTGAAGTCAACTGAAGTACCTGCCACTTGGCTTCTGCTTAATTCCTTACACACAATACTATCAAAAGTACCTTGGGCAGTACCTCCATTAAAGTAATAGATAGCGTTGCTATCATATTCATATAAAACTATATTCGTTCCATTAATCGCAGATGCCATTGTATAATTATTTTAATTTTAATATTAGAGGGTTTTGTACGAAAGGATAATCAGTTCCATTAAAATTAATCTTATTTAATTTAGATGTCTGAACCGCACCTTTTACATCCCATCTAAAGTATTTTAAAAGGTAGTTGTATATATTACTACCAGTTCCTGTAAAGTCGTATTGAAACTTTTGATTAATCCAATATCCCTTTGTTTTAAAATCACCATCTAAAACATATTGTGTTTGTAATTCATCTATGCCTATATCTTGGTAAGCTAATTCAAATAAAGGTGCACTTCCTGTTGTACCTCTACCAAAACTGCTTGTTACTATTGCCAATCCTTGTAAATTGGTCATAGTTCCAATATAATAAGATGTAGCTGCTGCTCCTGCATTATTATATGTTGAATTATTTGGTACTGTTTGAACCAAAACATTTTGCATAAAATATGGGCCTTGAGTAAATACTTCTTCTCCACTATTATAGTCGCTACTTTCAACTATCTGCGTTTGAATAGCATCGTAATTAAAAACCTGTGTAGCCGAACCGAAAAGGTTAACTATAAAACTACTTGTAAGAAAAGTAGGTAGCGTACCTGTACCATCCCAATAAGGCTCATATATGTATATCTTTAATATTCCGTCATATGGAACAACTATTGTATTTTTCCATGTAGGAGAAACAGTACTAAAAAAAGATAGTAATGTTGCCGTAGCACTCCATACTGCACTATTATTTAAAAATTGTGTTGGTATTGTTATGTCGGTAGGAGATAGTTCAATTCTATATCTAGGTCTGCCATTGGCATAATTAGTATCATCCCACGCAATATTTAAGTAATCACCTGACTTTATTGGAACAGGATCACTAAATATAAAGTTTGTTAAAGATGCTTCGTTTAATACATATGATGTAAATTGTAAACCACCATTACCATTATATTTATTAATGGTAGGAGTTCCTGCTACAGTAAAAGCATCAGGAGTACTAAATGTCCAAGATTGGAAAAATCCATTTAACATTCCAGCTACATTGTTAATAGGACTAATAAGCTTTAATGAATTTTTGCCTCTATTTAATGTAACCGATAAGGATTCATTAACTTGCTTAAAGTCGTTAGTAGCATCTACTGTTACTGCTGCCGGGAAAGAGCCTGTTACAGTTACGCCAGATGTCGATATGTATGTGTATGTATAATATTTATATGTAGATTGCCTTGTTACTGAACCATAACTTTGTATCATCCAATGGCTATCTTGTTGGTATATCTCCCATCCATATATCCTACAAAACATTTCTAGTATCTCATAAAAAGTATAATATTCCCCAGGTTGTTTAGCAAAAAAGTTCTTCTTAATTGATATAAAATCTATGTTAGGAGCTGAAACGGAACTTGTTTCGTAGTATTGATTAACCCATATATCTAATGTTAAATCAGTTTTTATTAAACATTGACTAATATATTGTATAATGGGATTGCTACTTGTTGCTAGAAAACCTAATAGATTATCTACATTAAAATAATATTTGCTATTTTTTAACCTAGATAAGCCATCTATAAAAACAAGAGATATTTCTTTTATTCCTATAACATTAAAGTTTACATTTTCAACAGGCGAATAAACTCCTGTCCAAATAGTTGAACTAGATGTAAAAGTACCTGAATAAGAACCTATTTCTAATGTTAGTCTAAAGTCATCATCATATGGGCTAAAGAAATCTAAAACATTAAAGTTTTCATCTATAATAGCATTTACTGTTGCTCTAGTTGCTATTATCGGAGTATATGAATTACCCTCATTATCTATGGTTTCTATGACAATAGGGGTTACACCGCATTTTAAAGCGTATATAGCCCCTGTGTAATCCTTCTTTAATATTCTTAATCTATATGCAGATAACGCTTGTGATGGATCTTGCACATAAATATTATTGAATACCATTTCGTATTTTACTCCGTATGCCATTTAGAATGTTGTATTATTATTTCTTTGAGCCTTATTCATCAAAATTAGTAAATCATTTCCGCTTATTCTAGCTTCAAGCGTACCGCCACCACTACCGCCTATTAAGTTCTTAAGCTTATCTAATGGAGCTACGATTTCAGGGTTACTTCTAGCACCTGGATACTCGCCCATTAAGCCCATTGTAGGCCCACTAATAATACCACCATTGGCAAACTTTTTAGTACCACCTAATCCTTCTGATTTCTTTTGTAAACTCCCTCTAACAAAACTACCAAGAGCAATTAACGCAATACCTGCTGCTATTGCTACATATGGGTTTAATGTTTCTAATGCTTTTTTAATTCCTAGTATAGCTATACCAGTTGCTATCGCTAGTTCCCCAACTTGTATTAATCCACCTGCCAATACACTTAAAAACATATCTAAAGCACTTTGTAACCCACCTGTTCCTAATAATGAAGATGCAATAGACTCACCTATACTAGCTCCTAATTGAGATAGCGTATTGTTTATAATATTTGTTAATTGCGTATTAAAATTTTCTATAGGATCAACTAGCCCTTCTAATGAAAATCCTAAATTTTTAATAGCATCATCAAATTCTTTAGTGCCATAACCAGCTTCTTTAGAAGCATCTCTATATTCAATTAGTTTATTTATAGCTAATTGAATAGCATCCTTTTGAGCTTGATAATTGCCTCTAGTTGCTTTTAATGTAGATGATAATTGTGCTTCTATATTTTTAATATCTTCTTTAGCAAAATCAGAGTTTATTTTAGTTATTGCATTGGCTAAATCAAATCTAGTATCAAGTTGTATTTTAGCTATTCTATCTGCATTGTCTTTAGCAGTTTTAAATTCTTTATCATCATATTCTTTTGCAATATTTAACATATTCTGCCTATATGCAGCATAATATGTTTCAGAATTACTATAACCAGCAGCTCTCATTTTTTCAAGTCCATTAGCTAGTTCTAATCCTGCCTTGTACTCTTTTTGTGCTCTTTCATCTAATGTATCAATAAATGCTTGTGTTTCTGCATCATTAGCAGCCTTCATTAATCTAGCTCTTTCTTCAGCTAGGGCTTGTGGTGTTTTACCGCCACTTTTAGGTTTTTGAGTATAATCTCTTAATTTTTTTTCTGCGGTTACATTAGCATCAATAATAGGAAGATAATCAGCAGCGGCCTTGCTCAAGTTTTTTTGTTCTTGCGTATTATCTTTTATTTTTTGTCTTACATTGGCTAATTGACTATTATATTGAGCATAAACACCTATACCTTGTTGAGTTTCTTGTAAATTTTGTGTTGCTGCTAATTTTCTTTCTTTTGCTAATAATTTAGTTTTTTCAATCATTAATGGCAACTTCTTAGAAGCTATTTCTTCTAATGCTTTAGTAGCTGCTTGTGCTAGTGCATATTGCCATATAGTTGTTGTTAA